TACTTGATATTTTATAGCAGGGATAAAGCAGGGTTAAGTATGGCAGTTTCTTCTACTTCATTTAAACCAGGTCAATCTGGAAATCCTAATGGAAGAGTTAAAGGATATAAAGATAGACGTCATATTCTCACTCAAGAATTGATGTTATCATGTCTGGAAGAAAATGGGAAGCGTGTTATGGAAGTAATTACAGATCATGCTATGCAGGGGAATATGAAAGCTGCGAGCTTGTTTTGTCAATATGTGTATCATGTGGACACTTCTCTTACAATTAATGATGAACGTCTGAGTAATTCTGAATTAGAAAATATCTTACCAAAGGATAAAATTAAGGCGATTGCACAAATCGTTCTTCAAGACAATAAAAATGAATCTCCATGAGATATCGGAGTGTGATTTGGCTGCTCTTTCTCTCGAGTACTATCATAGTCATTTCATGTTTTATGAACCCCATCCAAAACAATTGTTGTTTCATACAGCTGGAAAAGAAGCTAAAGAGAGGTTGTTTTTAGCCGGTAATAGAACTGGAAAAACATATTGCGCATCTGTAGAAGTATCTGTGCATGCGACAGGTAATTATTTAGATGATTGGGAAGGTTATCGTTATAAAGAACCTGTGAACATCTGGGTCGCATCCTTATCTCGAGAAGCAACCAGAGATATCTTGCAAAAGAAATATTATTTAGGAGATAGAAGTGCTGGTACTCCTGGATTGATTCCTTCTAATCTTATTATTAATCAAACTTATGGAGCTGGTGTTACAGGATTTGTTGATACAATTTGGATTCAACATAAATCTGGTGGCATTTCAACTATTTCATTCAAATCATATGATCAAGGACGTGAGAAATTTCAAGGAACTGAAAAGCATATTATTCATTTAGATGAAGAACCTCCTCGCCATGTTTATCTTGAATGTTTAATGCGTACAATGGCCACTCGTGAGAACTTTCATGGAATGATGATGCTAACCATGACTCCTCTTATTGGAATGACAGACATGATCCTTCATTTTACTCAAAAGGAAAACAATGAGAAAAGATCTGCAGGAATTGTAGATGAATCTAAATTTTATGTTATTGCATCTTGGGATGATAATCCTCACTTGCCTGAATCAGAAAAGAATCTTTTCCGTCAAAGTATGAGTCCTCATGAATTAGAAGCCCGTGAGAAGGGCATTCCGTCATTAGGTAGTGGTATGGTATACCCAGTTGCTGAATCATTGATCACATGCGATCCATTTGAAGTTCCAGAATATTGGGCACGATTCTTTGCATTGGATTTTGGTTGGAATCCATCTCCAACAGCAGCTGTGTTTTTTGCTCATGATAGAGATAATGACATGATATATGCCTATGCTGAATATGGAGCTACTAACTTAACCCCTCAGCAGCATTCAGTTGAGTTAATGAATCAAGATGCGCATTGGATGCATGGGGTTTATGATCCGGCAGGTCGCTCAAGTTTACAAAATTCTGGAATGAACTTGGTATCATTATATAGAGAATCTGGGATTAAAAATTTATCTCCTGCGAATAATAAAGTAGAACTTGGTATTCAAACTGTTCTTCAAAGAATGCAGAAGGAAAAATTAAAGATATTCAAAACATTAAATAAGACATTAACTGAATTAAGGATGTATAGTCGAGATGAAGATGGCATTGTAAAAAAGGGAAATGATCATTTTATGGATTGTATAAGGTATGGTATTATGTCCGGCATACCATTGGGAACGACAAGAAATCCATCAAAGTGGGAAATTCCAATAAGACCAGAGTTTAATCAGGGAAAGTGGATGGGCCGTGTCTAACGAATATTCAGAAGCAAAAGTAGATGCGTTAATTAAAGGACGTCGATATTTTCAATATGGCGCAACCAATATTCTTTATACAAAATGGCGTCAATCATGTATTGAAAAATTTGCTTTTTATGATGGTGATGGACAATATCCAGATTCAGTTTTGCAACAATTGAGGGATCGCAAACAAGAACCAATTGTTGTTAATAAGATCAAGAGTATGGTTAATCAAGTATCAGGGATTGAAAGAAAAAATCGTACCAGAACAGCATTTAGATCTCATACAGGTGATGAAAATACGGAAGAACTGGCAAAGGCTCTTTCTCATTATACTTATTATATTCAAGAGCATCAAAATGTCCCTCAAAAGAGATCGGATCGAAATAAAGATTCATTAATTTGTGGGCTTGGATGGAGTTATATTTATCAACAACAAGGTCAAACTTTCTTTGATAATATTCATCCATTGAGTATGATTTATGATGCTGATGACTTCTCTCCTACCATGACTGATCAACAATATTGCATTAGATCTCATTGGATTGGACGAGAAGATTTAAAGATTCTTTATCCTAAATTTATTAAACAAATTGATGATTTATTTATAAATGCTGAACCGGCAAATATTGGAAGCTTTTCAGGTGAATTCTTTAATAGAATCAGTCCTTACATTGATATGTATGCTTTTGGAGGACAAGGAGTTGGATCTAAGATTTTAATTATTGAAGTTCAGCGTAAACAAAGTAAAAAATATTTGTGTGGTGTAGATTCTGCTGGAAATTGGTTTGAAACTTTTAATGAAGAAGAGGCAGAAGAGTTATCTCCTTCTAAAAAAGATATTCAAGAAAAGACTGGATATCAGATTATTAGAACAATTTTCTGTCGTGATATTGTATTAGAGCATGCGCCTTTAAAGCCAAATATTCCTAATCTGGATGATTTTCTATATATCCCATGTGTATATGGTCGTCGTTCTGCAGACGCTATTCCTGATGGATGGATGACACCCATGATGGATCTTCAAAGGATTCTTAATTATAATAAGCTAAAAGAAGTCGCTATGTTAAATTCTGCACGCGTTATTGCAGACTCAACAGCTTTCATTGGTCAAACAATGGAAGAAGTAAGAGAAGAAGTGGCACGTTCAGATAGTATCATCATTAAAAATCCTGAATCTGAGGTAAGCATTCATCCAAATGTCGATTTGGCAATGAGTCAGATTAATTCATCTAAACGTCTTGATGAAGAGTTTCAGCAAGTAAGTGGAATGTTCTCAGATGCTTTAGGTGCTCCTAGTAATGCAACAAGTGGAGTCGCAATTAATAGTCGTGCTCGTTTAAGTGTAACAAATCAGCAAATTGGATTTGATATGTTTGAGCTGGCTAATAAAAGAGAAGCTCGGATGATGTTAACTTTAATTCAAGGAGGAGGAGATGAAAATATTATGGCTCAAATCCTGACTCCAGATGAAGAAGAGACCATCATATTAAACTTAACTCGTGAAATTAATGGAAAAAAGGTTCTATTTAATGATATCCGCACTCTTCCTTTAAGCATTTATGTTGAACAAACTCATGATTATGAATCAGGTCCAGAAGAGCAACGTGCTACTTTTGAAGCCTTACTTTCAAATCAAAATGCTCAAATGATTCTACAATCACCTGCTTTCTTAAAGCTTCTAGGGATGAGAGATTGGAAAAAAATATCTGAAGAAATGCAGCAGATAAATCAACAGAACCAACAAATGGAGCAAATGGCTAATAGTGGCACTCCTATTCCTCAACAAGGTAAAATAGATCAGTCTTCATTGGCAGGATTGGAAGGTCTTGTTGGCTGATATAAATACAGTTCGGATATTACAGTTAGATGGAGGAGGGGCACGTGGATATATGTCTCTCTATTTCCTTAAACAGTTTGTAGATTTATGGGGAATTGATCCAAGTACGATTGCTAATCAATTTGATGTTGTATGTGGAACATCGGCAGGTGGAATTATTGCTTTAATGATATCTGCTGGGATGACTCCTGATGAGATATTAGAGTTTTATACGGTTCAAGTTCCATATGTATTTAGTTTAACTTCTTTATCTCCATCGGTTAGACCTAACTTAGCAGCTAAACTTGCATTAATTGCAACTGATACTCCATTTTATCAATCTTCAGGACCAACAGTTAATGATTATGGATCTGGATTATTAAAAACCACCCTTCAATCAATATTTGGAAGTACAACCCTCCAGCAATTAAACGCTAATGTTGTGGTTCCAGTTTATCAATTTGATACAAACCGATATGTGATGTTTTCAAATTTAAATTATCCAGAATTTTCAGGACAAAATCTATTAGTGAGTGATGTTGCGCTTGCTACAAGTGCAGCTCCTATTTATTTACCCTCATGGACCATTAGTCCACATGTCTATATTGATGGAGGAATATATAATAACAATGTATCTCAAATTGGGAAATTTACTGCGCAGTCTTTAAAGCCAAATTCCAATAGAAGCTGTGTCTTTTCACTTGGGACTGGATTAGGGGAAATGGGATTTGATCCGGGTAATCCGGATATAGCTGATCCTCTTTTGGAAAGTCCTCCAAGTACCTTAGCTTTTGATTCAATTCAAACCTTATTTCAATTATTTGATATGTCCCAAACCGGAGGACAAGAGTCAATTTCTTATGGATTAGCATTAGAATCAAAATATACTAATACTCAATCATATAATTACAGATTTCAGCCAAATTTAGATTTAAATATAAATACTGAATTAGATAATACGGATCCAGAGATTTTAGCTTATTATCAAGCAACTTCTATCTCTGTTTTTGAAAGTGATATTAATAATATTACTACTTTCTTAGGACATTTAACGGCTTAATATGTGTGTGGCTTTTATAAATGAAATATATTCCAGGATATCTAGATTCTTTTATATCTCCTATCACAGGAAAGATAATTTCAAATACTGTCCTTCCTCTTTCATATAATTATATTCTAATTGGAGATCGAGATGGAAATTCAATTGAAGGTCCAGCTCTTATTGATGTTTGGTTAGATATCCGAAATATTAAGGAAAAATTATCCAGCACTACTTTTATTATTCAAACTGCCTCTCCTGATTTTATTAATGCACAAGCTTTAGATCAAATTGATAATGGAATGATTTCAAATTTAAATGGAATCATTGTGCCAACAACATTGACCCAAAATTATATCTGGATTGGAGATGTTGATAATAGACCTATTGAAACAAACATATTGCCGATAGGGATTTTGCCTGATCTTGTTTATCATAAGATTTGGATTGGAGATGTAACCAATAGACCATTTCCTACTCAAAGGATTGGTTTAATTAATGCTCCTCCTTTCTTATCAGCATTACTAGTTGATCCTACTAGTCTTCCTCCGGGAGCTCCTGTTAATTTTGGATATAATAATATTTATACGGGAGGCTTACAGCTTGATGTAACAGAACCTATTGCTCCTACGACGACTTTAAAAATAGACACAAGCAATCTTCCTAATCTTTCAAAAGGTAAAATATGGATGGGGATAGTAAACTTTACTCCTCCCGTTATTACGATTGATGCAATTCCTCCTTTTGTCCATGTAACTGGTGATTTAAATTGGGATGCCCGAGGAGCTCTTTTTGATAGTTATGCGGTCCCAAAAGAAGTTGGGTTAGATCCTGGTACTATATTTATGGGAGACTTTGGTAGTCCTGGGCAAATTACTCAAACGGGATTATCATCTGGACAAATATTTATCGGAAATGATTTTGACCAAATTATACCTGCTGGATTATTAGCGTATGAGCTTTTTAGCGGGAATCCTGATAATTCTAATAAGATTATACCCATAACTGTTTTAAATATCGTAAATTTACCTGATCTTACTTTTAACAAAATTTGGGTAGGAGATAATACCAATCGTCCTGTTGAAGGAGTTTTACCTATCGAAACTCTCCCAGATTTAACTTATCAAAATTTATGGATCGGTGATAATACGAATCGTCCAGCAGAAGCTCCTAATATAGAAATAAACAATCTTCCTGATTTGATTCTTAATAGGTTTTGGTTAGGGAATGGAAGCAGTCGCCCTGTAGCAGTTGCCTTTAATATCCAAACAGGGGTTGGATTACAAGGTGGTCCTATTACAAATGGTACAGGAACTATTAGTATAGCAAATACTGGAGTGGTTCCTGGTTTTTATGGATATGCAAGCATAGATGTTAATGCACAAGGTCAGTTACTAAGTGCTCTAGATAATACGACGACTATTACTGATATACTGAGTGATATAGCGGCTATAGAAGGAGAGATTGCGGCTATTAATTCTGCACTAGCTGCAATAGAAGCTGACATTGTGGTTATTAATGGAGAAATTGCAGCCCTTATCGCGGATGTAATATCAATTAATGCAGCAATCGTCGCCATTGATGCTGCCATAGCTGCCATTAACGCTGTTCTTGTTGTTATAGAAGCGCAAATAGTTGCTATATTTGCTTCATTGGCTGATTTGGGAAGCCGAGTCTCTACTCTTGAATCTCAAATGTCTACTGTTATGGATCAAATAACAGATATTTATGCCACTCTTGGAGTTATAGAAGGAGAAATATCCAGTATATTTGCTGCTCTTTCATCTTTAGATAGTCGAGTTACCACCCTTGAATCTGAAGTTGGGACCCTTATTTCTCAAATGGCAACTGTCCAGGCTCAAATAGTTGTTATTCAAGGACAAATCGTTGATTTATATGCACAAATAGCTGCATTACGATTAAATAATATTCCAGCAGATGATGATGTTTCGTTTTATGGATATAGATTAATTAACTTAGCAGATCCAATAGATCCAACTGATGGGGTAAATTTAGAAACTTTAGAATCCTATATTGGGGGTCTTCCTATTACTCTTGATGGATTTGTGGTAGGAGGACCTGCTGTTGGAGGAGTTTTAACTACCTCAAGAGGACCTACATGCACATTAGATGTTATTCCGGCTGCAGCAAACGTATCTATTGATAACTTCGCTCTTATTAATGTCGCTCCAATTCCAGATGATATTTATGCAGATTATTTACCAGCTCAAGCCATTAATTTTGATTGGTTTTTGAATTTTCTTAACAATCAACAAATGTTAGTAGGTTTTGTTCCTGAATATATTTTCCCAACCATTAAATTAACAGGTCAAACTCAAAACTTTCAATTTCAGAGTTATCAATTATTATCACGATTCCAGATTCAAAATATTTCTATTCCAACGAGTAATTCTTTATCTCAAAATATCTGGGAACTTTTAAATGGAAATTCTTCTGGATTTAGATTTAAGCAGGTAACGAGTTCAACCAGCACTTGTGGGAAATTAGTTGTAGAAAAATTTACAAATGATTCCATTCCAGGCACTTCTTTAATGGTTTTTAGCGAAGATAATGAAATTCAATTAAATGAAAATTTAAATATGGAAGGAAATGCTGTTTATCAAGTAGCAAACATTCGACAAGACCTATATAGTGATTATCGGATTGGGGAAGCTGTAAACTTGGATTGGTTTATTAGTTTTCTAAATAATGAGGTAATTTAATGGCAGCTTTTGTACCTACATATATTCAACCTACAATTCCTATTGGTGGGCAAACTCAGACATTTCAATATAGTATTACACAAGCTATTTCTCAAACACAGTTAACAAGCTTATTTCCTGCC